GATGTTCTTCGGGGCGCTTGCCCAGGTCAATCCAGGGTTGGAGCCTCATGAAGGCGATGGTTTTGTCATTATCACCGCCGCAAGCGATCAGGGCATGGTCGATATCCACGACCGGCGCCCTTTGGTGCTGACGCCAGAGCATGCCAACGAGTGGCTTGATCCGGGCATAACTCCATCGCGAGCGGAGGAGATTGCAAAGGAACTGTGCCAACCCACGGAAGAGTTTGAATGGTTTCCCGTAGGCAAGGCCGTAGGGAATGTTAGAAATCAGGGGCCGGAACTGATTGAGCCAGATAGATCAGCTCAGATACCACATCACGAAGGCGACTGCGGATATCCACACCAGGGAAAGCAGAAATGAAAGACCTGCGAGTTGCTTATCCATCCGCTACCCAATGTGAGGTTAAAAGACTGCAATAGGAGCTACAGGGTCAACTTTAGTTCAGTGAGGGCAACGCGCCACCGTTCAAAACGGCGGCGCCTATCAGAACAGCCCACCCAACGCTGCCGGCTCCCAATTCATGATCACCAACTCACCGCTTATCTCGGCTTTGCCTTGGCGCTGGTTAGCTGTGCTGTATCGGATATCCACCGTCTCGAAGTGAAATTCTTCAAACACCCGTCGGATATCGGGATGGTCATTGATGCTGACCATAACCTTGCCCTTGCAGCACCGCATGAAATCGGCCATTCGCTCATAGTTTTCAAACGGAAAGTCCACGCCATAGCCTGCGGTTTGCCAGTAAGGCGGGTCCATGTAGTGGAAGGTGTGTGCCCGATCGTATCGTTCAGCGCATTCCAACCAAGGCAGGTTCTCAACGTAGGTGCCCGACAACCGCTGCCAAGCTGCAGACAGGTTTTCCTCGATCCGCAGCAGGTTAATGGCCGGTCCAGTGGTCGCGGTGCCAAATGTCTGCCCCGCTACTTTGCCGGCAAAAGCATGGTGCTGCAGATAGAAAAACCGGGCGGCGCGCTGGATATCGGTGAGGGTTTCAGGGCGGGTCATCTTCTGCCACTCGAATACCTGGCGGGAGCTGAGCGCCCATTTGAACTGGCGCACGAACTCCTCCAGATGGTTTTGCACGACGCGGTATAGCGTCACCAGGTCGCCGTTGATGTCGTTGAGGACTTCAACCGGTGCAGCCTGGGGACGCATGAAATAAAGCGCGGCGCCGCCGGCAAAGACTTCGACGTAGCATTCGTGGGGTGGGAAGAGCGGGATAAGGCGGTCGGCCAGACGGCGTTTGCCGCCCATCCAAGGGATGATGGGTGTGGACATGTAAAAGCAAGACCTTTTCTGTATGGATAAACAGTGCTAGGCTCGCTCCGCTTTGTGCACGAAGCAGGAGCCTTGGCTGGACTTGCAGGGTCGATCTGCGGGGAAGGTGGCCGGGTTGGATGTTGACGCATCCTGCCCGGCCGCTCCTTTTACTTCGGTGTAGAGACTTCTTTTGCGTAGGCCTGACAGGCCCGCAGGGCGATCAATCCTTGGTCGCCGGCATCGGTGATTCCGATAATTCGTTGAGCATGCGCTGGGTCAAGTTGGGCTCTTGTGGGGCCATGAACCACGCAGCCGGTGGCGGTAGTGGTTGGCACTGAGCAGCCGCCGGTTGTGTCGGTGGCGGCGAGAATGACTGACAGCCGCAGATCAGCAGTAGCCAGGCGATCACGCAGACGAGCCTGCTTGGTTTGCTCATCGGTCAATTCCTTATAGTGGGTTTCATCTTTGTTCTGCAGGCGCTGCTCCAGGGCAAAGCGTTTGTCCTGCTCGCTGCGCTGCTGGGCAGCAGCAGCTCGGGATAAGTCGCCAAGGGTGTCGGCGTGCAGCCTGGCCTGGCGCTCCAGCTGCTGGCCGTAACGCCAACCTTGAGCTGTCCAAGCGAAGGCAGCGGATCCGGCCGCCAACATCACCATCAACACCCCAACTGCCGCGAGCCGGTATTGCGCGGGGATCAGGTCAAAGAGACGCATAACACCGCCCTCGCCCTGGCCCACAGTTGTAGACGATCTTCCAAACCGTTGAGCCCGCCATTGATCCGGCGGGTGATGGTGTTGAACTGGTCTTGATCCGCAAGCGCGTTCAACCCCTTCACGGCCCAGAACCACGCTGCAGACTCTGCCGCCCATTGCGGCAGTTCCAACAGTTCCGGGGTACGAAGTAATCTTTCATCGCCGAACAGCGCCAAGCTGCAGCGCAGGTAGTTGTCGTGCCCGGTAATCTGGATCAGTCCACGGCCACGATACCGTTGGCCGTCACCATCAGCGGCAGGCGTGTTCCCCAGCTTGGCGGCCAGCGGGCCGGTGTCGTACTTGCTGAGGTATTGATCGCTCCCCAGTTCACGCACGTACTGCAGTTGGCCGGATTCGTGCCCGATCTGGGCAAGGAAGGCTGCCTGACGCTTTGGCGTATCGATCTTGCGATTGGTCATGGCTGCGTTTAGCGCGGATACAAAAACGCCCGCTTGGCGGCGGGCGTTGGGCATGATGCGTTGGAGTTGTTGCTCGGTAATGGACATCGCTTTTTCCCAGGCAAAAAAAGACCGCTCGATGGCGGCGGGTGGTGAAGCAGGTACGGGCAGTTACAGTTCCAGGACTTTGACCTCCTTGGACTTCTTCGTTTTCTTACCGGCCGCCTTGGCCTTTCCCTTCTTCCCTGCGTTGCATTCCACGGTCGTGCTCCAGCCGGACTGGGTGAACACCTGTTCCACCGAGTCGACAAGAAACTCGCCGTCCAAGCCTTCCTTGAAGCCCTGCGCGTTGATCTGCCGCTCAGCAAACAGATCGGTGCGCCCTACCATCTCCAGCCGAACCTCGGCGGTCGAGCGGTTGAATGCTGCGAGTCGGGCTTTGGCAGCCTGCTCAGCGGCGGTTTTGTTCGGATGGATATGCCGATCGGTATGAACGGGCGGCAGTCCTGCAGGGGCGTCGTCGTTGTCCAGAGTCAGGTTGACCAGCTCGCCGGTTTTCTTGTCCTGGTACTTGGCCTTGACGGCTTTCTGCGTGGTGCGGTCGGTGAAGCGGAATTGCCAGCGGCTGACGTCACTGCGTCGGATAGTAATCGCCGGCAGGTTCTTACCACTAGCGGTCTGTCCGCTTTGGCGAGGCAGCACCAGCAGCTTGCTATCGGCGACCTTGGCCGTGCAGTCGTGATCCTTGGCGAGCCGGGTGATGAAGTTGAAGTCTGACTCGTTCAACTGATCAGCCCGAGGCACCAGCGTGGCGACGGGGCATTCAGGCTTCCAGCCGTTGCGAGCGGCAATGTCGCTGACGATCCTGGACAACGGCACACTTTCCCAACTACCACTACGAGTGGTCTTGCCGCTGCCTCGCATGTCGCTGGCCTTGCCGCGAATGACCAGGGTATCAGGCGGGCCGGAAACCTCGATGTCATCGACCGTGTAGCGGCCCAGGCGGGTCAGTGCTTTGCTGTCGTACCCCAAGTAGATCTGTATCGCTGCCCCTTTTTTGGGGAGGGACACGGCGCCGTCGCGGTCATCAATGCGCAACTCGAACTCATCCGACTCCATGCCGGGCTTATCCAATGTACGCAGCAGCAAAAGGCGGTCATTGATCAGGGCAGTGATATCAGCCCCATCGGCCACAATTCGAAAGACGGGTTTCATGGATACTCTCCGAGATTCAATCCCACAACTGCACCTGCTCGCCCACAGGCTCAGGGATATCAGGAAAGATAATCAGCAACCCAGTGCGCAAAGGCTGCGGCTCGTCCGCCAACAATCGATTGGCCGCCAGCACCGCCTCTAAAGTGCCATTCAGGTGCCCGTAGTGCTGATAGCACAGCGTATCCAGCAGGTCACCGTCAGACGTTCTGCATATCATCGCCATAGCGTGTGAACTCCAAACTAAAGGTTTGCTTACGCGGGATCCCTCCAGCCAGCAAAGCGCCCTGCTCCTCCTCCAGGCTGCGCAAACACCAGGTGCCAAGGACTACACCGTAGCCCGTGGTCAGGTTCAACGGCAGCAGTTGGGCACCAATGGAACGCAGGGTGTCCAACTGCTTGAGGCCGCCCTTGAATGTGGGAAAAATCGCCCCCTTAAGGCTGAGTTTCTCCTCCCCCATCCCAACGGCTTGCTGCGCCGGCCGACGACTAAGGCGCTCTTGCGAGGCCCAGCGGAATTCCGTCTGCCGGCGTAACTCGTCGAAGGCCGCCGTGTCCAGGTTGAAGTAGAACGGCTGGGCGTTGGTTTGCAGCGGTTGCAGAATCAGCAGGTGTGGGAACGGTTTGACCGCTTCCGCCAAGGGCGTTGCATTCGGCGCCAGGGCGCTGGTGGGTAAGATGTTCGCCAGGCTCGGACTGACCTTGCCGGCGATCTGGTTGATTGCCGTGCTGGCTCGAGCGGCCTGTTCCTTCAACGTGCCCAGGCGCTCATCAATCGCCGACATAGCGCGCGTTGCTTTGCTGTAGGTCGACAACACCTCACCGACCTTGGACTGCGCCGCGCCGATCCCGCGCATCACCCGTTGCAGCTTTTCACCGACACCAGGTGGCACGCCGGGAATGCTGGACAGCTCATCAGCCGCCCCGGTGATTTCGCCAATGGCGCCGTTCACCGGCCCGATCATGCCGTCGATGCTGTGCCGGCCCGCCTCCCCGGCCTGGACCAGGGATTTGAAGCCGGATTGCAATTGCTCCATATAAGCCATGGCTATTCCTTAAACGTGAGGGGCATCGAACAGATTGCGCCGCGCCTGCTCCCGGCTGAACTCCTCGAACAGCTGACGCATGTACGGCATCATTTCCTGCGCCAGTTGCCGTGGATCCTTGACGTCGCCCTGCACGGTCACCGGCATGGTTGGAGCGAACGTCCAAGCCTGCTCGACGCGAGCCGGGTCCGGTTTTGCTGCTGCGCCGGCACTGAGCAATGCGGGCACTGCCGCTGCAGGGGGAGCCGTCACTAGC